GTGATGATAAAACTAATGAATTACTTGAAGAGTTAGTTGAGAATACAGACCAAAGCTTATTAGAATCTCCTAAAGGTTTCTTTGGTACGGCCATGGCTGTACTTGGTGGTTTAACTGGTGCGTTGGCTGGCATTATTGGTGGATTCGCTTTAGGTGTATTAGAATCTCTTAAACTTATGGGTAAAGGATTTAAAACTTTAGGCGGTAGAATCTTTACTTTTATTGATGATCTATTCGGTAAAAATATATCTAAGGGTCTAACAAAAGTAAAAGGTCTATTTACTGCTAGAGTAATTGATCCAGTTAATAAGTTTTTTAAGGGTATTAAAACTGCTTTTAATTTTGGTAATAAAGGCTTAAAAACTTATAAAGCTAACTTAGTTACTACTGTAGCTAGTTTCTTTGGAAATGTGTATAGAAGTATTAGACTTGGAGCAGCAAGTAAAATAGAAGCAGTTAAAGGTTTAAAATCAACAATCAGTGGATTTTTTGGTAGTATAGGTACAAGAATTGGTGGATTGTTTAAAAACTTTAAACTTCCTATGGGATTAGGTGATGATATTTCTAAGGCTGGTAAGTCAATGAGATCAATTGGAACCTTCGTTAGAGATACAATTAGACCATTTACTAAAACTACAGCACAAGCTGATAAGCTTAGAGACGCTGTAATGTTGATGGTACGACCGTTTAAAGTTTTTAAAGAATTCTTTAAATTCTTCTCTGCAAAATTTGGTCCTATAGGTAAAGTATTAGGTAAACTCTTCTTACCAGTTACAATCATTATGGGAATCTTTGATGGTATCAAGGGTGCTATATCAGGTGCTGAAGAAGAATCAGGCACCGCTGGTAAATTCGTGGGTGGACTCATGGGTGCTATATCAGGTATCTTAGTAGGACTGGTTGGTATGCCACTAGATCTATTAAAGGATTTAGTCTCTTGGATTGCTGGTAAGATGGGAATGGATGGAGCATCTGAATTCTTAGATTCTTTCTCATTCAGTAAAATCATTGGTGGAGTATTTGATGTAGTCAAAGACTTCTTTATGGCTATTGTAGACTTCTTTACTGATCTCTTTAGTGAAGGTCCTTCTGCAGCGTTTGGTAACCTAGGTACTAATATTAACGAATTGTTTAAAAAGATTCTAAGAAGTATTCTACCAGATCCTTCTGTTGAACGTGCGTGGTATAACCCTATTGGTTTCATACAAAGAGCTATTCCTGATGGTCTATATGAATATGCGGGAATGGATCCAAAGACTGGTGAAATTGATGCTCAGTATAAAGAAGCTATTGATGCTGAAGTAAAGAAAACAGGTGAAGACCTTAATGCAGGAAGTATTAATGCTGCAGATAGTAAAAATGCGTCACAAGGTGTAACTGCAAATACTGTTGTTGATAGCTCATCTAAGAGATCTTCTAATCAAACCATTAATATAATGGGCCCAACCACTGGTTTAGCAACAGCTAACGAACTTAGATTTCAGGGATAAAAAAACCCCAGCTGCAGCTGAGGTTTAGTGGCAATTTACTCTGTAACTTATCTGTAAAGGTTTTCGTTACTTTGTCCGAGCGGAAGGACGCCAATCGACTCTATTTTATTCCCTACGACTTTACTGGGTTTTAGTTATCTTGCGCCAATTTTGCGAAGTAGGATAAGGTATCATCCTCATTTCCTTCACTTGCCGAAGCAATTGGTGCAGATTCTGCTACCGTCTCACTGGGAGCAGGTGCGTACTGCATATCCTCAGGGGCCATTGAAGCTCCTGCATCCACGCCTAGTACTCTATTCATCTTAGCCTTGAGTTCAGCATAAGTTTTATAGTTTTCAGGTTTAGTAAAATCCGAGAGGTTATATAATTTATTATAAATTACTTCCAATGCCTCTTCTTCACCACCAGCTACTGGAGCTGCTGCTGCGAATTCAGACTTATCATAGTTTGTCCAACCTTCGACCTTTCTGATTTTGATCTTAAAGTCAGCACCTTCCCAAAAATCGAAAGGATTCACTGGTTCTTCATCTTGGAACTGAGGTTGCATTTGGTCCATAATCTTATCAAAGATTTTTTTACCAAACTTGTAAAGATATACTTTACCTTCAGCCTCTGGGTTCGCAGAATCAGATACCACCATAATGTTAGACACATAATGTAAACGTCTTTTCCTATCCCTAGCGGTTTGCTTATCTTCTTCTCTACCAGAGTTCCATAGTAAACCATTGGATTCACTAACAGGATCTGGTTGTCCGATTGAAGTTAAGCTGTTTTCGATATACCATAAACCAGTAGGTCCTTTGAACCCATGATCCCAATATCGTACCCAAGGTAGATCCTCACCTTCTTTCGCAGGAAGGAACCTAATAACGGCATAACCATTACCAGCTTTATCTTGAGTAGGTTTCCAGAAGCGATCATCCGCGTATGATTTCGTTTCTGTTTTTGTTGTAACTGCTTCCGCAGCCTTTACGAGTTTGTCGATAGACGAGCCTCGATTGCTCTTTAGATTTGCAAATGACATATATTTTCTCCGTATTGCATTGTATTTACTGAATTATCCACTTTATACATAATTATAGTATATATTATAACACAAAATCAGCCTATTGTAAAGGCTTTTTTCACTATATTAATATATTTGTCCCGATCGAATTTTACGAACGGTTCATACTTTGTTATTTTTCTAGAAAGATCTGGCCAAAAGATTGTTTCGGTTATTTTCTTTCCTTCCCAATATACAAAGCTTGTTAATGCATTCATGATAACTAATGTTTCCAAGGTTATCTCTTCATGCATCCACTTCTCGACGATCTTTGGTGCTTGGTTATTAGGCCCAGCTTGCAAAAGTTCGTCAAAAGAATATTCCTCTGCTAACTTATTTATATCAGCTTGAAATGTTCTTGTTAAAGATTCGTGAATTTTTTTATGTTTAGTGTAGTATCTATCCTGCATTTCAGTGATATACTTTACGTCCTCTACAAAATTGTATACATAAAAATTCATTAAATCCTTTTGATTCTTCGCCAACTTAGCAAAGAAGTATTTATCCTTTCGTTTAAAGAAAGAATTAGGCGAAGCATTAGTCTTAAAGTTATACTTTACAGCATCATAACTACCTTCAAAGTGTAGCTTTAATGCATTATATAACTTATAAGACTCAAAGGGATCCATGGTTATACCATTACTCCTTCGTATAGTGACTCTACATCCTCAATTTCACCTACCACTTCAGCAAGGTTTTGCTTATGGTAAATCTTAGCCATCTTGCGTAGATGCTTCTTATCAATCTCCACTTCTTCAGCACAGAGGTTGACTGCTTCTTTGATGAATTCTCGTTCAGCATCCATCCGTGTCATAGAGTTCGAAATCTCTTCGATACATCCTTTAATACGCTTTTTATCTTCGTCACTTGACGGTATAATTACATTACTCATGGTTTCTCCTATATTGGTAGTGTATTTTTCTTTAAACCTCTAATGAGGTTTAAGCCTTCTGCTTCAACTTCTAATTTTGATTTAAGAGCTGGTGACATAAGCTTTTTGATCTGCCTATAGTCCATACCTCTTTCCTCAATTATATAAGTCATTGAGTCTATATAACTCATGCCATTCTTTACAACACAAGCTTCAACAGCTTTTGTAAACCTTTTTTTGGTCATTATTTTATGATCTAATTCTTTCATACATTTTATAGTACTCTTAATAGAATACAGTCTTTGTTAATCCTACCAGTGGGTTTCTTAACTTTGGTAGTAAGATTTGATAGCAATTTGTCTATTTGCTTTTCAGTCTTAGTTAATATCTGAGGAAGCACATCTTCTGGCTTTCTCAATGTAGTACACATGGATAGTTTTTCTTCCCATTGGTGTACTGTTGAACCTTTTACTTCGAACCCTGTAGCAGAATCATTGACATACATGTGTATGACTTTGTTCTTGGTATTGTATACAAACAATTTGTTTTTACCAGGTATCATAACTGGATTGATTGACACTAATTTATTAATGTCATCTCTTACCATATAGTTAAGCTTTTCAACCTGCTTATCTGAGGCTTTAATCTTTTTAGCCTTAGGTACTTTAGTTACTTTATTATTAGTTTTTAGTGTATTAATATCTTCGAAGATCTTCTCCATAGTGGTAAGCATCTTCTTAAGGTTACCCTTTTTAATATGACTGTATGCTTCTACAGCCTGATCACACCTTTTGTGATAAGCGTCTGATACTACATCATACTCAAATTGAACTTTATCCTTAAAAATATTGATACCAGATCCTTTGATCTTATGAGTCTGCAGTAAACTATAGGTAGGAAATTTAATCTTATCAAAGTTACCATCCATCCATTCATCTACAACCATTTCATCAAAGTCACTATAAATTGTTTCCATGACTTTAGTACGCATTCTTTCTTGAATGGGTATAACCACCTTAGGTGGAGCTGCTGAAATTTCTTCTAGTACTTCGTATCCTTCAGCTAAATTTTGCTTTAGCCTTTTAGTAATACGATCCATGACGCTATCTTCTTCGTCTGGTTTACCCATCCTATTAAGAGGGAA